CGTCAACAATCAACATGCTCAGGCACCCCATCTCCAGCTTCTGGCGCTTCCACAAGAAGCAAAAGGCAAAAAGTCTGGTGATGAGTGCAGCGAGTGCGTGGCTGATGTACCGTTATGGTATTAGGCCATTAGTGCTCTCCACTGTTGAAGCGTTAGAAATACTTGCCAAAGCGAATAGGCCTGTCCGCCAAACGACGCGTGCTCGAGGAAGCCTCACGGCTAACGAAAGCACTATATCGGTGGCGAGGACCGGAGCAAACGACATAGCTGATCTCGGAATACAAAAGACCGAGTCAGTGATCTGTCGCGCCTGGTCCATAGACGAAGTGATCGGTAATACTATCACGGACCTTGGCTTCGGGGGGAAAGATCTCCTCCGTCTGCCTTGGAACTTGGTAACCGCTAGCTTCGTGGCCGACTGGTTCGTCAACATCGGTGATTTTATCGGTGCTGTCGCCCAGAGTTTTTACCCGGCAAGTTTAGGAAGGTGCTACACCACGCGTCACGTCGTTACCGACATGCGGACGGTTTACAACTATAGGAAAAGCGCTTCGGCGCCCAGTAATTATAGTGTCATTACCGGAAGCGAAGGTTGGTGGCGATGTGATGATGTTTGGTACGTAAGGGAGCCTTTCCTAAGGGCACCGCGTATCGTTGTGAAGGCCAATTTTGGCTTCCATAATGCTGCGCGAATCGCTGATGCCTATGCGCTTATAGCGCAAGTCATCAGTGCCTTCTCAACCCGTGGGCGATAGCCCACTTACTGGAAACCATGTAAATGGCTCTTACTGTCAACGCCAAAACCTACTCCGCGAACTCGTTCAGGAGCGACCGGATCGATTACGTCGGACCTAGCAATACGGTCTCCGTGAAAGATACGATCGTCATGGCGCGTACGGCTCCCAAGCCGTCCGCAACGTTCTCGGGCGTGGGTCGTCAACAATGCAAGCTGACGCGTACTCTCACCTTGACCGGTGCTCTCACCCCCACTGGGGATGGGATCATTTCGGCCGAGACGAGTATTCCCGTCGGCGCCGCTGCGGCTGACATTGACACTATGTGCGCAGACTTCGGTACCTTTGTGACTTCGGCCGGTTTTAAAGACCTGCTGAAGAAGCAACTCATTAACCAGTAAAACGGTTCGTGAGTTTATTGGTACTGTTGGGTGTGATAACGTTCGCAGCAGTCCTGCTGGGAAACGCTATCGGCCTGTTCTGCGTACTTGCTCTAGCCGAGAAATATCGGCCTGAGTTGTGTAGATGTCTACAAAAGGAGTGTTCTCGTGAAGAAACCTCTCTTGAAAGGGTTGAAAGACCTCAACAAGACGCTAGCCCGAGTGGAACGGAAAACGTACCATCGGATCCTGGCCACCGCAGTCATCCAGTACAGCAGGATGAGCGGAGATCGAAGGCTCCTGGGCGCGCTCCGCGCTCGTGACTTTCGTACTCTGTATCGTCTTGCCGATGGGTTGGTCTCACAGACGTTTGAGACTGCAGCGTCGCATTTCGCTGCCCATCAAACAGCCGCACTGATACGCAAGTATCCTTTCCGCCCCGAGGAAATTGGGGAGGATCCCGAAGCGAATGCCTTAAGGGGATTCCTCGCAGCTGAACATCGCTGCAAGAGGCAGAACCAATGGCACCGCGCGAAGGCTCGAAGGAGCTCTCGTTGGGAGGAGTACTTGTTTCGGATGAGATCTTGGATAGAGTTCGAATTAAATACCGAACCCGATCTCCAGGAAATCTACGACTTGTGCGACTTTACTGGAGGCGCCAATGTCGGGGTACACGGAGATGCAACAAACCTTGCCAGAAAACTACTGGCTAGGTTGTCCGTGACGCCGTCAGCGCTACCGTATTTCTCTGCATCAATGACCGCGAACCAGACTTACGGGCTGTTGTACTCCCGTGGGAATGGAGCTGTCTCCTCGGTTTACGTCAGTGAGATCGACGTTTCCGAGAGAGCAGAGATAGTTGACTACAATAAAATAGCGTTCGTACCCAAGACAGCCCGTATACACAGGACTGTCGCGAGTGAACCGTTAGGTAATGGTTATCTACAGAAAGGTATCGATCTCCTTATGAGGAAAGTTCTCTTGAGGGCCGGTATCAACCTTAGTAGCCAAAGCCTCAATCAAAGGCTAGCCCGTGAGGGCTCGGTCGATGAGACGGAGGACGGTTTCTGCACTATAGACCTGTCGAGTGCTAGCGATAGCATTTCGATAGGCCTTGTGAAGGACCTACTCCCTCCAGCGTGGTTCAGATTACTGGATCGCGTTCGGAGTCCAAGCTACAG